CAGTACCTCTGTAGGTTATTGGGGATACAAATCTGCCTGGGGTAATTTTGCTTGGGGTAATGGAGTAACTGAAACTTTAGCAATGTCTATGTTAGAAAACTTTTCTGGCGTAGATCCAGCACCAGATGTTTCTTTAACAGGAAATGCTATGGCAGCAGCTTTAGCGGCTGGCGATACTTTTGATATTATTGGAAATGCAAATGCACCTGTAACAAATGTAGCTAATAATTTATCAATGGCTATTACTACAGGTAATGCTGAATTAGTAGCCTTAACTCAAGTAGATGTAACAGGATTTCCGTTAACAGTTACTTTAAATAGTGTTACTGAAGTAATAGGTACAGCAACAGTAAGTCCAACAGGATTTGGATTGACAAACAGCTTAGGAACCGCTACAAATGTATTGATTTGGAACGAAGTTAATACTGGCACAGCACCAGTCGATCCTCCAGGTTGGCAAGAAGTTTCAACCAACGCTGCATAATTATAGTTTGACACTATAGCAAAATTTTAATAAATTAAGTAAATCGGAGAATAAAAATATGGCGAATTCAACATCAGCTAGTTTAAAACTTACAGTACAGGCCACTGGAGAAAATTCAGGAACTTGGGGACAAATTACAAACACAAACTTACTAATTTTAGAACAAGCGATTGGTGGATTTCAATCAGTTGCTATTACAACTGGAGCAACTTTAACTTTTTCAAATGGTGCTTTATCAAATGGTAAAAACCAAGTATTAAAATTAACAGGAACAATTGCAGGTGCGGTTAACGTCGTAATCCCTGATTCAATTGAAAAAACTTTTGTAGTGGATAATGCTACTACTGGTGCTCACACAGTAACTTTTAAAACTTCTTCTGGAACAGGTGTAACTTGGGCAGCAGCAGATAAAGGTACTAAAATGATTTACTCTGATGGTACTAATGTTGTTGATACAGCATTCACAGATTTATCATCTGACTACTCACCACAACTTTCAGCAGACTTAGATACAAATAGCAAAAATATTATTATTGATACAGCTCATGGTATTCTTGATGAAAACTCTAATCAACAAATTACATTTACTACAGCTGCATCAGCTGTTAATGAATTCACAGTAGCTAACGCAGCTACAGGTAATGCACCTGAAATATCTGCAACTGGTGGCGACACTAACATTGATTTAAATCTTACTCCAAAAGGAGTTGGTAGAGCAACTTTCAATGGTCAAGGTAAAATTGAAAGTGTTGCAGAAAAATGTACAAATTCAGCAACAGCTGCTACAGGAACACTTAATTATGATGTACTTACTCAAGCAGTTTTAAATTATACTTCTAATGCTGCAGGAAACTGGACTTTAAACATTAGAGGTGACGGATCAAATTCTTTAAATTCAATTATGGATACTGGTGAAGCCATTACTGTTGCTCATATCGTACCTCAAGGTGGATCGGCTTATTACAACTCAGCTGTACAAATTGATGGTTCAGGTGTTACTCCTGAATGGCAAGGTGGATCAGCACCCACAGAAGGTAATGCAAGCTCATTAGATACATATTCATATACAATTATAAAAACTGGAGACGCTACATTTACAGTGTTGGCTTCACTAACTCAATTTGCTTAAAGAGGAAATTAAATGCCATTATTAGGTACAAGAGGAGCAATAAGTATTAAAGGATATGGATTAACTGCTGCGGCAGGTTTTGGTGCTCCCTATAATATTGATTATTTAATTCTTGGCGGTGGCGGAGGAGGTGGATCTCTAGGAGGCGGAGGCGCTGGAGGAGGTCAAAGATCAGGCACTGTAGAAGTTTTAACAAAAGCGACTTACACAATTACTGTCGGAACAGGTGGTCCAGGTGGTCCAAGTCCAAATGGAAGAGCTGGAGCAGATGGCGGTGATTCAATTATTGCAGGGGAAAACCCTACCTTTAACACAAGTGGAACTTTAGAAACTACCGGAGGCGGTGCTGGTGGAGGACACACAAGTAACATTGGTAGACCAGGTGGTTCTGGCGGAGGAGGTGGTAATAACCAATCTCCAGGGCCTTTTGGAACTGGTAATGCAGGAGGGTATTCTCCTCCTGAAGGAAATAATGGTGGATCTGCTGGATTTAATCCAACTATTGCACCTCAAGCCTCTGGAGGAGGCGGCGGTGGTTCAGGTTCAACTGGCGGTAATGGAACAGGAAATGGACCTGGAGGCTCTGGAGGATCGGGAGCAGCTAATTCAATTACAGGATCATCTGTCACAAGAGGCGGCGGTGGCGGAGGATCTACAAGAGAAGGTGGAAGATCAGCAGGTGGCGGAGGCCCCGGGGGCGGAGGCGGCGGTACAAATAGTGGTTCTACTGGTGGAGCCGGTTCAAGCACTCTTGGCGGTGGCGGAGGTGGATCAGGATATCCTCCTTTTGCTCCAGGAGGTGCTGGAGGATCAGGAACTGTTATACTAAAAATATTAACTTCTAATTATTCAGGAACAACCACAGGTTCTCCAACTGTTACAACAGATGGATCTTATACAATTTTACAATATAACTCAGATGGGTCTTATACAGCGTAGGTAATAATATGGCATATTTTGCAAAATTAAATGAAAACAATGTGGTTGAAAAAATACATAAAGTAGAAAATTCAGTCATTACAGATTCTAATGGAGTTGAACAGGAATCTTTAGGTCAAGATTTTTTACAAAAATTATATAAGAATAAAAGTATTTATAAAAAATGTTCTTATAATACACGAGGAAATAAGTATTATACCCCACCTTCAAGTAATGAACTTGACCCAGATCAATCTAAGGCTTTTAGAGGATGGTTTCCTTATATAGGATATGTTTATGATTCTGAAAATGATAGATTTATTCCAAATAAACCTCATAATGATGCTAGATTAAATGAAGAAAACTTAGTATGGGAACCTTTAATAGATTATCCTAGTGTAGTAACTTATGGAGATGGAACATCAGAATATCTGATTGACTTTGATTGGGATCAATATAAGTATTTAGGATATGACCATTTAGAAAATATTTTTGAATGGGATCCCGAAACTTCTAGTTGGATATCTACATCTAGTTAATTTTATTCCTTTTCTTTTTAAGAAAAAAATGTTAATTAATAATTTAACGTATGAAAGAAAGTAAATTAGAAACAAATATAGATTACAATTTTTTTTATTCAGGTCCTTTGTTGTTTAAAACAACTTTGATTAAAAAAGATATAGATATTATTAAATCTTTATGTGAAAAAAATGAAACTAAAAGGTGTGATGAAAAATTAGCAGGGATTAATTGTGATCAATTTAATATTGATAGTGATAAATATCATCAAATTATAAAAAAATATTTAGACGTACATGCTGTTGCATTTGAAAATTGGTATGGAGAAAAAATAGCAACCCGATTAAAAACAAAGGTTTCTTGGGTTAATTATATGAGAGCAGGTTCTTCTAATCCAACCCATGTTCATGAAAATTGTAAATTTTCTTCCGTTTTATTTTTAGAGTTACCTAAAAACTATGACGAAGAAGTAAAATTTTTTAAAGGAACAGCTTCAGCTCCTGGTTTTATCGTATTTGATTTTGGCTGTATTTCTGATTTAAGTATTTATAAAAAATGTTTTAAACCACAAGTAGGGGATTTATTTATTTTTCCTTGGAATTTAACACACTCTGTAAATACTTTTTCATCAAAAGGAGAAAGAATAAGTGTTGCAGCTAATTTTGAATAATAAATTATGAAAAAAGATAAAATTTCATCCTCTTGGACGTTTAATTTAGATCATGTTGAAACTTGGGCATATTGGAAAAATATGTTTACTAAAGAAGAATGTGAAAAAATAATAAAGTTAGCTAATAAACAAAAGAAAAAACAAGCCACTATTTTTAGTGGAGTGAATAAAGAATATAGAGATAGTAATATTGTATGGTTGTATCCAGATAAAGAACTTGAGTGGGTATTTAGGAGAGTAACAGATGTTGTAATGGAACTTAATAGTAAATTTTTTAAATTTGATTTATTTGGAATGTTAGAAGGGTTTCAATTTACAAATTACAAAGCTCCAAAAGGAAGATATAAAAAACACGTAGATAGGGCATTTAATACTCAAGTTAGAAAGTTATCTTTAACCATAGAATTATCAGATCCAAAAAATTATAAAGGAGGAGAATTAGTTTTATATGAAGGTGATAAAGGTATTTTTATGGAAAAAGAACAAGGAATGTTAACTGCTTTTCCTAGTTTTGTTGTACACGAAGTAAAACCAGTTACTAAAGGAGAAAGAAATTCGTTGGTTTGCTGGATAACTGGTAAACCTTTTAAATAATGTCAATCGTAGTATTTAATGGTAGTCCTATATTTTTTTTAAATACCGATTTTAAATTAAGTAAAGAAGAAGAAGAAATTATTATAAAATTAAATTATAGAAAAGACAAATTTTTAGATGAACCAGATATTTCTCAAGAAATGTCTTTATTTACAAATAAAAAATTAAAAAGAATTAAAAATATAATATTTAATTATGTAGAAGAATATAAAAATAATGTCTTACAAATTGAGGATAAATTACGCCTTGTGCATAGTTGGGCTACAGTAAATAATAATACAAATCATAGAATGCATGCTCATAAAAACTCATTAATAAGTTGTTCTTTTTATTTAAAAAATGAAGGAGATAATAAAATAATATTTAAAAAAGAAAAAACTGTTTTACAAAAATGTCATTATTTAGATTATACAATAAAAGAATATAATGGATATAATTCACAAACTTGGAGTTTCGATACAAAACAAGGCAGCATTGTTATTTTTTTATCTGATTTACATCATGAATCTATTAACAAAGGAAATAAAGTTATGATTGGGACTAATTATTTCATAACAGGGAAAATAGGAAATAAAAAAAATTACACTTATTTAAAGATTTAATTAAATGAATTTAAAAACAATAGGAATTATTGGAGGGGGAACAGCCGGTTTAATAAATGCTTTAATTTTAAACTCAAGATTTCCAAAACTAAAAATAAAAGTAATTAAATCAAATAAAATAGGAATAATAGGAGTTGGAGAAGGTAGTACAGAACACTGGAAAGAATTTATTGATTTTGCAAAAATAGATGAAAAGGAGTTAATAAAAGAAACAGATGCTACATGTAAATATGGAGTATATTTTAAAGATTGGACTAAGAAAGATTATTTACATCACGTATCGTATTTACATAATTTAAGTTTAGGACAATATAAAATAGGTTATGCTTTTAAAATAAAGAATAAAGAAAGTTTAATAAATAATTATATTTTAGACAATAAAATATCTACTTATTATAGGCCACTTCAGTATCACTTTAATACGTTTAAGTTAAATAACTATTTAATCAAGGTATGTAAAAATAGAAATATTAAAATAATAGAAGATGAAATTAACAATGTTGAAATTAATAACAAATCTATTTTAAAACTTAAAGGTATAAAAAATGATTATTCTTTTGATTTTTACATAGATGCAACTGGATTTAAAAAAGTATTGATTGAAAAGTTAGGAGCAAAATGGATTTCTTATTTAAAATACTTACCTATGAACGAGGCCATTGCTTTTCCTACAGAAGATACAAAAGAATATACTCCTTATACTTTATCTAAAGCAATGTCTTCTGGTTGGATGTGGAGAATACCTACTTATGGAAGGTGGGGAAATGGTTATGTATTTAATAATAATTACATTAATGCAAATCAAGCCAAAAAAGAATGTGAAGATTACTTACAAAAAAATATAGAGATCAGTAAAAACATTAAGTTTGAAGCAGGTACATTAGATAAATTTTGGATTAATAATTGTTGTGCTATTGGATTATCTTCTAGTTTTATTGAACCATTGGAAGCAACTTCCATAGGCACTTCTATACAACAGTCTTTTTTATTAATGCATTTAATATTTAACTATAATCAAAGTCAAATTGATTTGTATAACAAAACAATTACGGGAGTAATAGAAAATACTAGGGATTTTGTAATACTTCATTATTTAGTAAATAAAAAAGATTCTAAGTTTTGGAAAGAATTAAAAATAAATATACCTGAATCATTGCAAAGTAAATTAAATTTATGGAAACATAGACTGCCTATTAAAGAAGATTTTAAACAAGGGTATTTATTATTCTATGAAAGTAATTTTATAATTATTTTATATGAACTGGGCTTAATAAATATTGATTTAATAAAAAAAGAATTTATTAATTTGCCAAAAAATTACGAAACTAATATTAATGATTGGCTTATACAAAGAAAAAAAGAAGAAAATAATTATATAAAACATAAACTATACTTAGAACAAATTAGAAATGAGTCATCAAATAATAGATAATTTTTTACCAAAAAAAGATTTTTTAAAAATAAAAGAAACAATATTAAATTTAGATTTTCCTTGGTATTATCAACCAGTTATAAATGATTTACATGAAGAAAATAAAAAAGACTTAACTTGTTATTTTACTCATCTTGCTTATGACAATAAAATCAATAGTTCTTTTTTTGAAATTTTACAAAAATTATTATTATCTAAAATAGATTATAACTCATTGATAAGGGTGAAATGTAATCTACATCCACGTACAAATGTTTTAGAAAAACACAAATTTCATGTAGATTTTACTTATCCTCACAAAGGAGCTATATATTATATTAATACAAATAATGGTAAAACTTTGTTAAAAAATAATGTAGAAATTGATTCTATAGAAAATAGGTTATTATTGTTTAACTCATCAATAGAACATGCAAGTACATCTACTACTAATGAGAAAGTGAGAATTAATATTAATATAAATTATATATAGTTATGAATTTTACTTATAAGATTATTAAAAATGCTATTTCAAAAGAACAAGCTTCTTTTATATATGATTATTTTTTATTAAAAAGAGAGGCAGCTAAATTTTTATATAATAATAGAATTATAGAAGAAGATGAGACATTAGAAATGTTTGGCACATGGAATGATCCTCAAGTTCCAAATGTATACTCTAACTATGCTGATTTTGTAATGGAAACTTTATTAAATCAAATGCTGCCTGTTATGAAAAAAAATACTAAATTAGATTTAATACCTACTTATTCATATGCAAGAATTTATGAAAAAGGATCTATTTTAAAAAAACATACAGATAGACCTAGTTGTGAAATATCTACTACACTTAATTTAGGAGGAGACCTTTGGCCAATTTATATAAAAGTTAATAAAAAAGAAATTAAAGTAAATTTATCTCCTGGAGATATGTTAATGTATGCAGGATGCAAATTAGAACATTGGAGAGAAAAATTTAAAGGAAATATTTGTTCTCAAGTATTTTTACATTATATTTTTAAAAATGGAGAGTATGACGGTTTCCACAATTTAGATTCAAGACCAATGTTAGGACTACCTCATTGTAATAAAGTTTCTATTGATTTAGCATGATAATAAATAAAATTATCTCTCATTTAAAAAATAAAAAAATAAATTTAAAAGAAAAAGATATTCTTAATTTTTTAAAAATTTATAATAGATGGCCTAAAAAATATTTATGGGGACAACCTTCCGTAGAAATTATAAATGCTTTTGGAGAACCTCATCAATTTAATCTTTTTGATTCTAATCAAAATTTAGATTTTAAAAAATTCAATAAATACTATAATAATGGTTTTACTTTTGTTTTGTCTAACATATTAGATTTAAATGAAGATTTAAGAGAATTAGAAAATTATGTAGATGATTTAGTCGGAGGTAAAATTAATGGTAATTTTTATTTTGGAAAAGAAGTTTTAAATGGTCTACCTAGTTTTCCAGCTCATCATCATACATATCACGTTATTGTTAGACAAGTATATGGAGAGTGTATTTGGGAGATAGATGGAGAAAAAATAAAACTTAAAGAAAACGATATTTTATATATAGAGCCATTTAAAAAACATAAAGTTATTGAAAGTAAGGGCCCTAAATTATCTTTAACCTTAAACATAAATTTAGGAGTAAACATATAGATTGAAGAAATAATAAAAACCCTATATATTAAGGAGTATGGCCTTAAAAAAAGTAGATTTTGCACCTGGTTTTAATAAACAAAGCGTACCTTCCGCTCTTCCTGGACAATGGGTGGATGGAGATTTTGTACGTTTTAGATATACAGCACCTGAAAAAATAGGTGGATGGGAACAATTAACTGTTTCTAATGAGACATTACCTGGAGTAGCAAGAGCTCAATTAGCCTTTACTAGTTTAAAAGGAGAGAAATATACGGTCATTGGAACGTCTCAAGGTTTATTTTTATATTATGCAGAAAGCTTTTATGACATTACTCCATTAGATACTGCTATTACTGGAGCAACATTTGATACTAATAATGCTTCTACATCTGTAACAGTAAATAAAACGTCTCACAATTTAACTGTTGGAAGATATATTACTTTTACTAGTGTAACTGCTCCTCCGGGATCAGGTTATGTAGACACAGATTTTACAACAGGGGCCTTTGAAATAGTACAAGTTAATAATGCAAATAGTTTTAATATTGTAATGAGAACTAATGCTTCTGCAGATACAACTGGAACAGGGTCTGCAACCATTAATCCTTACGTCGAAATTGGACCTACATTTCAGACAAAAGGATATGGATGGGGAACTTATTTATGGGGGGATTCGACTTGGGGCACTGAACGATCTACAAGTAATGTAATTTTAGATCCAGGCAACTGGTCTTTAGATAATTTTGGGGAAGTATTAGTTGCAACTATATTTAATGGTAAAACATTTACTTGGGATGCAGGTGCTACTAACCCGAGATCTATAAGAGCTTCAATTTCGACTTCTGGATTTTCTACCTCTGCTAACCCTACCGCAAGTAGGTTTACGCTGGTTTCAGATCGAGACAGACACTTATTTCATTTTGGAACTGAAACAACCATAGGTAATGCATCAACACAAGATCCAATGTTTGTAAGATTCTCTAATCAAGAAGATTTAAATACTTATTTACCTACTGCTACAAACACTGCAGGTACTTTTAGATTGGATACAGGCAATAAAATTACTGCAGCTTTACAAGGTAAAGATTATGTTTTTGTACTAACAGATTCAGCTGCTTATGTTATTCAATTTGTAGGTCCTCCTTTTACTTTTTCAGTAAGACAAGTTGGAACTAATTGTGGCTGTATTGCTCAACATGCAGCAAGTTATGTTAATGGTGCGGTTTATTGGATGTCCAATGAAGGTGGATTTTTTATGTATGATGGTACGGTTAAAGCGCTTCCTTGTTTAGTTGAAGATTTTGTATTTACAACACAAAATGGAGACTTAGGTATTAACTATCAAGCTGCCGCAACTGTTTATTCTGCGCCTAATTCTTTGTATACGGAAGTAAATTGGTTTTATCCTAAATCAGGATCTGAACAAATTGACAGGTGTGTGACGTACAACTATCAAGAAAACGTATGGACTACTTCGTCTTTAGCTCGTAGCACTTATCAAGATCAAGGTGTGTTTGAACATCCTTACGCAACAGAATATAACACTACAAACACTCCAGTATTTTCACCTATTAGCGGTATTACCAATTTATATGGGGCTTCCATATACTATGCTCATGAAATAGGAACGGATCAAGTCAACAGCTCAGGTGTAACTTCAATTGATGCTTTTATAAGATCTGGAGATTTTGATATTGATGATGGTGAATTATTTATGTCTATGAGAAGATTTATGCCAGACTATAAATTTTTAGTAGGTAATTCTAAAGTAACTTTATTTATATCTGATTATCCATCAGACATTCAAACAGGTTCTCCTTTAGGTCCCTTTACAATAACAAAAACCACTGATAAAGTAGATACTAGAGCTCGAGGAAGATTACTATCTTTGAAAATTGAAAACGATGCTGCGGGTGAAACTTGGCGTTATGGTAGTTTTAGAATGGATGCTCAACCAGACGGAAGGAGATAACATGCCACTTACTACAAAAGGTAAAAAAATAATGAAATCAATGAAAGATAGATACGGTAAGAAAAAAGGTAAGGCTGTATTTTATGCTTCAAAGAATAAAGGCAAAATAAAAGGCGTAGATAAAACTAGAAAATAATGGCTAAATT